CAAAGCAAGTACGGTCGCTAGAACCGTCGATTGCCAAGCCACCCTCTGTGCGGTCGCCGATGGTGTGGAACTGGAAGCCCAAGAATGTGTTGACTTCACCCTGAACCAACGCTTTTACAGAGTTGAAGTCAGAAGAAGTTACAGCAGTCTCAGACAACAAAGAGGCCAAGCCATTTGCGTGCAAGATAATGTGACGATTGTCCATGGGTACGTTTGAAGCATCCATTAGTCGCTTGGACTCACGGAGCTTGGCAACGTTCATATTGGTAGCAGAGCCACCGATACTGTTAGCCACGGTCAACGATGTGCCAGATGCAGCGAGTGCGTCTAGGATCATTTGATCTTGACGACGGCCCATTGCGGTAGCGACTACTTGAACCAGCTCTTGACGCTCGTCAAAGTTGACTTTGGCTTGGCTGAAGATGTCGCTGTATTCAGCGGCGTTCCAGTCTGTCAATGTCAACGTGACTTGCGAGAAGCCGACGTTAAGTGGTGTTACATCAGTTTGTGCAATACGGGGAGTAGCTACGCCACGGCCCACTTTTGGGAACTTAACAGTTGAACCTTCGACACCACGACGCGCGCGGACAGCACCCACCAATTGGGCTTTGCCTTGGTAGGCTTGCTTAACCTCTGCGTCGAACAGTGTTACAAAGGCGTTTGATAAAGACACGCTCATTTTGTTTACCTCATTCGGTTGTTGATCAGGATTATCGCGCCGGTGAGCCAGTAAACTGGGCCGATTGCTTGCTACTTACGGTAGCCAATCGTCAGCATCTCACTGCGGTCAGGGTCGCTTGCGCGGTAGGCCTTGTAAATAATTGTAATCTAATTTGAATAAATCACAATAGGGTAAAAAAAGCCCCGCCGAAACGGGGAAAAGCAAAGCCTGCAGAGCTTCGCTAGGAGAAATTACTTTTTAGGCGGTTTCTTATTTTTTGCCTTACGCATATTACGCACTGGTAGTTCTCTCATTGGAGTCGCCTTCCCTGTTTTAGTTTGCGAATTGAGCAAATGCTTTTTCGACCTTTGATCGGTATGCCTTATCGGTCTGGTACCTGGGGTCCCCCACCATCTCGTAAAGCTCATCTTTACTTGGAGCCCCATCTACCGGGATAGACTGCGTCGGAATCCGGCCCTCATAGGCAGAGCGCATTTTCTGCAGGGCATTTAACCCCTTGGCGGTCCCACCCATAATCTTGTACTCTTCGAAATCTTCGTTCGACCACACGCCTTTGTTGACAAAGCTCCGACCCCAGTCCGCCATGCTGTTAACAACAGCCTGGGCGTTAGGCCCCAACTTCTTCATCTCGGCGGCGGCGTCCATTGGAGGGGGCGCCATTTGCTGTGATATGTCTTGGAATTGAGAGGCCATCTCGTTAAAGGCGGCCTGGCTGACGCCGTACTTTTGCGCCCAGCCAAGGTAAGCGGACGCCAGCGGGTCCTCCCCAATGTTCTCTGTTTTAAAAACACTCGTGTCGTATTTGCCATCGGGCGGCGCTTTGTGTGCGCCCTGGCTCACCATCTTGCGCATATCGGCCCAGCTCTTGGCCATGCCCTCATAGTTGGCTTGGCCGTCCTCGGCGTTCCAGAAATTTTCTGGCATCCACTCTGGACGGTCAACTGGAGCGCCTGGTATTTTCCCGGGCTCTGTATTGTCTGCCGCTTGATGGGTGATCTCAGACTTTTGGGGGCTGTCTTGGGCTTGTGTGTTTTCGTCTTTAACGGTCACGTTGTCCAATAGGCCGCTTTCTACGGGTTGGTCGTTTGTGTCGCTCATATCTTCCTTGCTTGGTTAATCCGCGCCTCGATATCACGAATCACGTTTCTTTGCCCTTCAGCAAAAAATGCGTGAGACGGGTCTGTGCCTGGCACGGCGATTGGCACATCTACATAGACGCTATGCAGCCACTCAAGAATCTTCTTGCCGTCGCCGCCGCCAAATACGCGTAGGCATAGTCTGGCTGTGTCTTCGCGTTGTTGGCTAACATCATGGTTAACTGGGGCCTCCGGCTCCTCTAAGTCATCCCAGCCAGCCATTATGCGACCCCAGGTGGTGGTGGCATAGCCTGTCCAGATTGCTGCATAGCCATCTGCGCTTGCATGGCCAAGGCCTGCTGATCTTGCTGTTGCTGGATCATAAATGCACGCTCGGCTGGGTCATTGCGCAGTGACTGCGGAACGCCTAGCTTGTCTCCCAGGTAGTCGATCATTTCGCCGTACTTAACAGCGGTGGCGCCTTCCGGTCCAAGCTCCTTAACTAGCTGAGAGAATTGAATCGCGGCGTTGATCTCGTCCATCGCCTGGGCGTTTGCTAGGGGTGATACGGCGGAGACTTTGACCTCCAACCCGTTGACCTGCAATGGCAGATCAATTGTTCCACGCTCGTCCATAACCTGGAGAATCTTAGACACCAGCGGAATCATTGTCTCATTGATCAAACGGCCAAAGGCGGAGCCCAGGTTTTGAGAGAGCTCTTTCATGCGCTCGATAATCTCTGTAGCAGAGCGAGCGCTCATATTCTCTGGCGGCAACGATTCATCAAGCAGGTATCGTTTTACCGACGCGCGCATATCATTGATTACCAATTGCGTGATGTTGAAATCTCCAGAGCGCGGAAGCGCTTGCAGCGCAGGGCCTTGTGGCCCACCGTTGCGGGCTACTGGGATAATCGCTCCGGGTACAATCCTTACGGTGTTTGGATTCAAGACCCCGTCATCGGCTGCGGTGTAGACACCAGCAACAGCCAAACTAGCGTTTTTAAGCAACAGCTCAATTGTTTTGTTTAGGGTTTTAATGTCTGGAAGCGCTGTCATTAGCGGACCGCGACCATAGATTTCTCCGGCCACTTTCATGTAGCGGCTAATAACCCACGGGCTGTATGTCTGGCGTCGGTAGACGATCTCTTCTTTAGACACATTGTCAATAACGTGGTAGCAGTAGTCGCCACGCTGGTGGTCGTAAATTGTAGCCTCAAGCAGCTCAACGTCGTTTTCTGGCTTCTGCTCAATACGGCGGCTTATTTCAGCAGACAACTTTGCATCTGGCCACTGTCGCTCGATAGTCTCGCCCTTCATTCTGATCTTGCGGTAGACATTGTCTACCTGGCCATTGGCCCCCTCTTCGTATGTAACCAAGAACAACGGCACGGGAATAAAGTTAATAGGACTTACATCATCGCCAGGCTGGACCATCATGCAAGCGGTGCCGACAGCAAGGTCGAGCAAGAACTCACCCATTGCAATGTCAAAGTTAGACTGCCGGAGCACAGCAAACATTTTGTCGTTGTAAAGGTCCAGTATCGAGTTAGCTTGAGCCCTGCGCTCAACGGGTATATCCATACCAGGCTCGAGCTTGCACCATTGGCGCTGTGGAGGGAAGACAGCAGATTGCAAACGGTTGGCAAATCGCTGGGTAGAGTTAATCGCCGTAGAGTCAAAGACCCTCTGCATCTTCTTTGATCCAGTGCTTCCACCCTCCCAAACGCCATATAGCTGGCGCTGCGGAAGCGCAAACTCATACGCGTCCTGGTAGATTTGCTGGAACTCATCCTTCTTTGTCTGGGCGGTTTTCTGACGCTTAATGATGTCGTCGGGCGATAACCGTTTGCCGCCTGTGGTTTCTTTAGAGTATTCCATTACATTCCACCTAATTTTGTTGCGCCGCCAAGGGCTCCTGGGATACCGCCCAAACTAATTGATTCACCAAGGCCTTGTACGCCTTGGTCTAATGTATCGCTAATACCCATGATTGATCTTGATGTTGCGGACTTCACCGCGCGTGTTCTTGATGACACGCGCTCGGCAGCCTCTCGTTTAAAGCCACTCATCTCACTTGTAAACGCTTCGGTAGACGCGACCTGGAGAGCTTCGGTTTCTTTTATTTGAGTCTGAAAGGCGGCTTGTTGCACGGCAAACGCGCGCTCTTGGCCGGCCATTTGTTCTTTTAACGAGGCCTGGTCGGCTTGGTATTGCGCTTGTGCCGCCTGCGCTTGGCGCTGCTGCTCGGCCATTGTTGCGGCAATTGAAGACCTAGCACTCTCAAACTCTGCCGACTGCCTGGTCTGTGTAGCGAGAAGCTCGGCGTTTGACCTATCGATCTCGCTTTGCAATTCTTTGTCTAAGCGCGCCTGCTCGGCGATAAATTCATTTTCGGCTTGGGCCTGGGTATCGGTGTACAGCTTGTCTAATCTTAGCTGCTCATCTCTAGCCGAGGCCACATCTGCGGCCTCTTGCTCCGCAATACGGGCCTCATAATTAGCGAGTTCTTGTTCGGTCATTAGATGCTTCGTGTAACGTCACCATAACCCGGCACTAACCCAGCCTCTGGGTTTAAGCGGGCCTCTGACAACAAAGATCGGCGACCAGACCGACGCGACGCCGTAAGTCTCGCCGACTCACGCTGCGCAGTTGTGCGGCGCTCTTCCTCAAGCACTTTTGCTTGGGCGGCTTGCTGCTCTAGCATCAATGTTTTTTGCTCTGCATATTGCTCTTGCTGTTGTGCGAGCTGCGCTTTTGCCGTCTCCGCAGCTTGCGCTTGCTG